CTTCTACTTCTATAGCAAAAGAAGTATGCACACTAGCAGGCAACCTAAGAGTAGGTTCTGTTATGGCTGTGCTACTAAAACTAGGTGTAGTGCCAGTTACTGTATAAGCACTGCCAGATGTAGCAATAACAGCGTTATATATTACCGAACCATCTCCGTACACTTTTATTCTTACTGGGTAAGTTTCTGCTTCTACTTTAGCAAAACCCATGCTTGTAGGCTTAGGTGGCACAAATTCTTTAGACTTCCAATTATATGTAAGTCCAGTATTACTACCCTGAAATTTTTTAATCGTGTTGCTTATAATTAAATATAACTGGCTGTCGTCCGGGTCTGTAAAGCCTCCGCGTATTTCTGAACTAACGTCTAAGTTTACAAGACTATTAGTTCCAGCTCTTGGATCAAATATAAAGCCGCCATACCCACTGCCCGTAGAGTAAAAACCAACGTATCTTCCTTCCCATAAAAACCCTTTAATAGTACTAGGGTAATAACTAGCTTGCCATTGAGTAGGAGTTATTTGTTCTTCTGTTATAACTGCTGTTTCTGCTGTTCCTGTAGCCGCAACTAATCCATCAGGGCCGGCATAAACAACATAACCGCCCATATTAACTATAGAATTTTTATTTAAACAAGCATGGGGAGCTTCTAAACGCATAGAAGACATAGATTGTGGGTCGGTTCCCGCAATTAAATAAGGTCTGCCTTTGGTTGTAACTATTACACCATTAGAAGTAGCTGATATACCTACTATATCTTCATCTACTGTAAGTCTATACACAATAGGCCAAGCGTGAGGTTTAAAAGGCTCACTAAAACATACACGTTTACCTGTAAAACCGGCCAACACCCCGTTAGGCAAAGCAGTTAATCCTTGTAGTGGCCCATCTGGATACAAAGAAGTATCATCATCTGGTGGTCCTATGTTGTAAGTACTCGGTATTATTTCCTGCAATAAGTTATTAGTAGTTGTATCTGTATAGCTTGTAGCCGCCAATGTCACTTCTGCGACAAACTGAAAAGCTGTAGTGTTAGAACCTGTATTAGATCTGTATATACGTTTTGTAGCTAAGTTAGTATTAGATTTTGAACTACTAGTTTGTAAATTTGTAAGAGCTACAGTTTGGTTATCATCGGTAGTTATAACAGTAGAAGCTGCAGAAGGCGGTCCTTCTTCTCCGTACGCAGAAACAAAAGTATAAACGTAACTTGTAGAGTAGTCAGCTAATGCGTCCGAAGGACCGTTAAAAGAAGCTCCGTCCGCTATACTACCAGAAGTACTAGCAGCTGTTGCAGCACCATTTGTTTCGACTGTTAATGTAGTAGCAGAGGGTACTGTTACTATTTTATAATCGCCATTGATTTCTTCAGCTGTTATACCACTTACAGCGCCAAACCCAGCTAAAGTAACGTAGTCATCTATCGCAACCCCATGGTTACTTGCTGTAGTGACTGTAAGAACTCCAGAACCATTAATTGTTGTTACTGTAGCATTTATAGTGGTAGGAGCAGTTACAGCAACAGTAGGTGCAGCAGTTGGGGCGGGTATACCTAATCTATAAAAACCATTTGGGTAAGGAGCACTAGCTATTAAGGTAGCACTTCTTGCCATTCTAGGAAAAGATTGACCTGACCAATAAATCGTGTCGTTTGTGTCCCCGGCTATCGGTCCACGTACGACGTCTACATCTTCGTCAAACTGTAGCCAACGCTCTGGGCTATCCGTGTATTTGTATATGCCGTTTTTAGTAGTGCTGGCTAGTGTACTTACACCGTTAGAAGGGTCAGTAGTAGAATTGTCCGTAATAGGTACTAACCTACCGCTTTCTAAATTTACGTCCGTTGCTGTTTGCGCTAGGGTATCTCCTAATAAACGTGGAGATATTCTAGGTGCAAGACCCCCGAAAGTATTAAGTTTAAAGTATGCCATATTTTCATTATACAGTATTACGAACTAATGCTTGTAGTTCCAGACTCCTTCTTCCTACTTGTTTAAACCACCTGCTGTCTTCCATTTCAGTGGCCATTCGTTCCCATTCATGTTTTCTACAGGCATCTAACATATTTCTAAACTTAGAAAGCCTGCTACCACCTAAATTAAAACACATATTAACAAGCACGTGTTGAATATCTTCCGGTAATTTACTAAAGTCGTCTTCCGTACCAAACACATGAATCGCTTCTTCATAGTGTTTGTTAAAGTCATCTTCGTAGTACATGTCTACTACTTCTTGTGATACTTTAGTACCTACTTCCCAGTCATACTCAGGATCTCCTGGTTGACATAGATGCCCAATACCTAATGTTTTGTAGCCTAAACTATCTTTGTATATCTCAAGAACTTCGCCTTCGTGTCTTTTTATGTCAGCTTTACACTTTTCGATATCCATACTAGCTGTCTTCTTCGACTTGTTCTTTCTCAATTTTGACTTGAGGTTTGATTTTATCTTCTTCAATAATTTGTTGCAATTCAGCATTGATTTGCGTTTGCCCTCCTTGAACTATCTTAACCTCTGTTGCAAGGTCGTTAAGTTTTTGTTGTGCTTTTATAAGCGCATTAAAACCTTCTACCGCCCTAGGGGTTAAGTCTGATATTAGGTATGTTTCGCCGTTAAAGTTTAATTCTGTTACTTGATTATCTGCCATGTAAATACTCCTTATTAAGTTATGGTTTGTTTAGTATATCTTTAAGAGAAAAGCCTGTCTACGCCACTCATACCTATGATAAGTAGGTAAAGGCCCATGATGTACTTAGTGTACTTAGAGTCCATAGCATCAAATTTAGCATCGCCTTTATCTAAACGTTTCTCTATACTGTCTACTTGAGTCTCTACTTTTACTAAGGTTTCTTTAGTTGTTGTCACTATGCACCTGCGGCTTCGTTCGCTGCTTTCTTAGCGTTTTTAATTGTAGTAGTCCAGACTGCATTACAAATACCTTGCACTTCTGTAGACTCGCTTGATACATTCGTATCAGTATGAGTCCAAGAATCATCAGCATTTTTTACAGATGATACGCAATCAAGTACTTTCCTGTGGAAAGACCTTGTAAGCTCTACATCATCTTCTTTTATTACAGTAGCTGTTCTTACTTGTATAGTTTTGTAGTCTCCTACAACTTCTATTTTATCTTCTATTAGTTCTTTGGTTATCGCCATTCTATTTTCTCCTTTTGTCTGTACCTAGAATCCACTAGGTATATTAGTTGTTATGTTAAATATGTTCCTGCAACATATATGTTGCCTGAACTAGCAAATTCAGCGACAGCAGTATTAGGTTGCCAAGTAAAATTAAGAGTAGTGTTATTTGAAGCTATATAAGCATTTAAATAGCCTTTGCCACTTGGTATGCTTCCGAATCCTGAATTTACATAAACACTAAAAGCCATTGATTCATTAGAAGTATCAGCAGCAAAAGGAAGACCTGTTAGAACCCCCCCAGCAGAATTATTGTATGAGTTCCAAGAAAGTCTTAATTTTATAAAAACTAAATCTCCAATTTTTGTATAGTTTCCTGTTTGTGTTTGTATACTCATTCCTGTTACTGACGGAGTCCAAGTACCTTCTTCATAATCGTCAAGTAGTTCTGAGGACATACTGCCTGAAGAATTTGCAGTTGCAGCAAAACTTATACCTCTACCATTAGCCATAATGACATCAGCACCCGGAAGAATATCACCTTGCGTGGTAATCTGCCCATCGGATTTGATTCTCATGTGTTCTGTAAACTGACCACTTGTTGCTGAATGAGTTTCAAAAATTAAAACAGATTTATTACCTGTATCATTAAAGGAACCAATCCTTGAAGAACCATCTCCATTTTCAGTACCTATTTCTATAAAGGTTTTACCAGTATCACCATAATTATGAGCAGAAAATTTAGCTACAGTTTGGTCTCCACCAGTACTTTTATGTACTTCTAATAATTGTGTTGGGTCTGTTCGTCCAATTCCAACATTGCCACCATGTAAAATTCTTACATGTTTATTTGTACCATCACCTGATAAAAATAAGCCTCTATCAGAATCATCAGAAGTTCCTCTATGAAATCCTATTTCTGCTGCATAGGAATCACTTTCGGTACTCATTCTGATATTTGCGTACTGATTCCATGATTGTGCAGAGTTAAATATATGCAATTTTTCTTGTGGACTACTAGTTCCAATTCCAAGATAGCCACTATTACTTGGATAAGCAATAGATGTACCATCAGGACTTGCAAGAGCATTAACACTTGCATAGCCACCAAGATAGAGGTTTTTGAATTTTGCTGATGAATCTCCCAAATCAACTGCTCCATTTAATAAAGCACCTGTACTACTACAAGGACGTATATCTTGAGCTCCACTAGAACCTTCAAACATCAGACCTGCTGAATATGTACCTGTACTAGCTATGTAGATATCACCTGAATTAGCACCAATACTTCCAACTACATTAGATTGTTTACGAAATACTAAAATACTTCCATCATTAGCGTTGTTCTTGCCAAGCTCCATAACAGCAGCATTAGCATCTGTAGCAATTTCAACTTTACCTGTTGACGCTTCATAACCAAAACCTCTTTGAGAAGCAAATCCACTAACAGGATTAACAACTGTGTTACCCACCAACAAGTTGCCTGAAGAATTAATACGCATTCTTTCTGTTGGTGCTGTATCAGTAATTACATCTCTTGTATAAAAAGTAAGTTCACCTTTTGTGTCTCCTGAAGTAGATGTTTCTTCATATCCTATATAAGCTGGAGAGTTTGTATTAGTAGCATCGGTATAACCAAACCCAATCATAAACTTACCATTGTTAGATGCACCATAATCATCACTACCGAGCTGTAAATAAGTATTAGCTGCTGTTACAGTTGTTGGTGCGTTTGCTCCTGCTGCATTTGAAATTGTGAGTTTACCAAGAGGCGAATCAGTTCCTATTCCAACTGAACCGTCTGCTGATATTCTCATTGCCTCACTAGCATTATTATTGGCTTGTGAAATACCAAAACTTAATGCACCAGAAGGAGTTGTAGAAGAAGCAACCTCATTAACTGCTCTAATAAAAGAAACATTGTGTGCACCTATTCCAGAAGAATCTCTAGTCCTAAATGCTAGTTCTCCTAAAGTTGTATCAGAAGATGTCCAACTTTTATCTTGCGTGTCTGAAATTGTTAATGTTGGTGTCACTCCTGCAACATCAAGTTTTCCACTTGGCGAACTTGTACCGATACCAACGTTGCCGCCATCTGGATTAAGAGATAAACTACCAGCACCTCCAGGGAATGCAGTCAATGCTTGAATTTTTTGATCTTGTTTAATATAAAGAATACCACCAACAGCAACTGTACCACTAGTCATAAGGTTTGCCCATGATGGTATTGATGTAACACCTACACCAACATTACCTGCACTATCGATACGCATTCTTTCTGTATTACCACCACTAGAAAAAAGCATATTACCTTGTGATCTAATTGCTAGGTCATCTACTGCCGAACCAGATATCATGTCTCCAGTAGAAGTTGGTA